CATTAGAACAAGCATGTAGAAAACTTGCTAAGAGTAATGTTAAAATTAATGTAACTCAAGAATTCTTTCAAAAGAAACAATTGATTGCTTGGTTAAATCAAAACGACATTAATCTGTATTGGTACAGAACACCAAATGTTCCTGGGGTGAGTGGATCAGTAGATCGTGCGTTAGCATCAAAGAAACCTTTCGGTGTTAATGATTCTACCTTCTTATCACACACTAGAAGAGATTTCAACGATTTGACAAAAACTTCAATCAAAGATATTGTTGCTGGTGGGATTGAACCAATTCAAGAATTCTATGACGTTTGGAATCCAAATAAATTATTGACATTATATGAGGGGTTATTAGACAAATGAAAACTGCATTAGTACTAGGCGCAGGTGGCTTCATTGGCGGACACATGGTTAAGCGTTTGAAATCAGAAGGCTATTGGGTTCGTGGCGCAGATAAAAAACTACATGAATATAGTCACACAAACAATGATTTTTTCCTTGCTGATTTAACTTTACAGTCCGATGTAAGAAATGTTATTAACCAACAATTTGATGAAGTGTATCAATTGGCGGCTGACATGGGTGGTGCAGGTTATATCAACACAAATCTGTATGATGCAGATGTGATGTACAATAGCGCAACAATCAATTTGAATGTTCTTCACAGATGCGAAGAGATGAACATCAAAAAAGTTTTCTTCAGTAGTAGCGCATGTGTATATAATGAAGAATTACAATCAACAAACGTAAATCCCGATTGCAGAGAATCCAGTGCATATCCAGCACACCCTGATTCTGAATATGGATGGGAGAAGCTATTCTCTGAAAGATTGTTTCATGCATACAATCGTCAACATGGTATGCAAAACAAAGTTGCTAGATTTCACAATATCTTTGGACCATATGGCACATGGGACGGTGGTAAAGAGAAGTTTCCAGCAGCAGTTTGTAGAAAGATTGCAAAAGCAAATGATGGCGATGAAATTGAAATTTGGGGTGATGGTGAACAGACTAGAAGTTTTCTATACATTGATGATTGCATTGAAGGTATTAGACGCTTGATGAATAGTGAAACATTTCATGGTCCAGTTAACATCGGTGCAGATCAAATGATTAGCATTAATGATACAGTTGATCTTGTTGCACAGATTGCAGGTAAAACAATTCGCAAAAAACATATTGATGGTCCAACAGGTGTGCGTGGACGTAACAGTAACAATGAATTGATAGAAGAAAAATTGAATTGGCGCCCAAGTCAAAATCTGAAAGAGGGGCTGAAAGAAACTTATCAGTGGATTAATTTTAATGTCAGAGGAAAATAATTCAGCAAAAGGTAGAGATAGTTTTGACATACAGATCGGAGACTTACTTGTTCCATTTTTTAATCGTAATGTAAGTGAATATCCCACTGAAGCTGGAAGTCAAAAATTTGATTTAGTTCCAATAACTAAACAAAAAGACGTTATGATTAACATTGCTAGGCTACACGCACAGCAAGAGTATGACAGAATCATGGACTTAGCTAGAGTCCTACAAAAACAAGCAGAACAAATTAAAAGAAGATTAGAAATTACCGATGCAGTTCATTCAGCAGAATATCAGTTCATATTGAATAATGGGCATTGTTATTGGCTAGTTTGGGACAATAGAAAAACAATTACACGATTGGTAATGATGGGTCCAAATGACTGGAGTTGTGGAAAACCTATTGACTATGACTACATAAGTAGAGTAAAATATCTAGGCGATCATACATGGATAGAAGTGAATGAAAATGGAGAACCAATAAAATGAAACGTACTATATTATTTGTCACACAAACTTTAGGATTTAAAGCCGCGTGCGGTATAGGATTGATGGGTGATGTTACGGGAAAAGTATTACTTGAACATCCAGAATTTAATTTCAAGATGATTTACGCAGATGATATGAATACAGTAGAAGATGCAGTTCTATCGTTAAGTCCTGAAGCAATCGTTTATAACTATGCACCAGGAACAACTCCATGGATGGATCAGCCGCATTTGAGAAATGTGTTTCCTCACATTAAACACCTACGAATCATGCATGATATGAGTCAATCAATTGCAGATTCATACTCACCTAGATCCAATCATGGTTGGCAATACATTATTGCAGATGATCCTAGCGTGAAAGAGACACAACATGTGTTTACAACAAATCGTTTGCTTCCAGGAAAACCAACTGTATCATATGTTGAGCCTGAGAAACCAATCGTTGGATTTCAAGGATTTGGTCCACCGCACAAAGGCATTGCTACTCTAGCGCATAGAGTACAAGAAGAATTTGATGAAGCAACATTGAGACTTCATATTCCTTTTGGATTCTATGAGGATCAAATTCACGGTCGCAAAGGAAGTAATGCACTTGCAAGAGCGGAAGAAGTTAGACGCATTATCAGAAAACCAGGAATTGATGTTATCATCACACATGATCTATTAGATACTCAAGAGATTATTGACTTGCTAGCGCAAAACACGATTAACTGTTACTTCTATGATTATCTAGATGGATGTGGACTAGCAAGTAGTCCAGACTATGCATTAGCAGCTGGTCGCCCTATTGCAGTAACACGCAGTCATCAAATGCGAAACTATTGGGACTTAGAACCTAGTGTTTTAATTGAAACTAGTAGCATCAAGCAAATCATTGCAAATGGTACTGGACCCCTAGAACCTCTGTATAAAGCATACAGTAAAGAAAGTGTTTGGCAAGATTATTCAAGAATTCTTAATAGAGTGCTAAATAACTAATCCACTTGCGAAAAAGGAAAGAAAATATGAAAGCACTATTAGCGGCTGTAGTATTTCTGACGGCATTATTCTCTACACAATATACTTTTGCAACAGAGTTGCCAACATTTAAAGAGATTTCAGATACTGTAATATCACCAAAAAATTCTAGCAAATCAGACCTGTATTGGATGGCAATGAACATTTATTATGAAGCAGGTAACGAACCTCTAATCGGTAAAATTGCAGTTGGTGCAGTCACACTTAATAGATTGCGTGACATTAGATTTCCCAAAAACATTCGTGATGTTGTAACAGAATCACAACAGTTTTCGTGGTACAATAGCAAAATTGCAAATACACCACCATCGAACAATAAAAGATGGAAAGAATCCTATGAAGTTGCGAAGATGCTATTGACAAAGACGGTGGGTAGTGATATAATTAAACTCTTAGAAGGCGCAACACACTTTCATGCCACTAATATTAAACCATCATGGACTGAAAGAGTGACGAAAGTTGCACAAATTGAAGGTCATATTTTTTATAGATTGTAACAGAGGAAATTTCGCAATGAATATTATGAAGACTGAAATTAGGATGAAATCAAATCAGCGTAAGAATGGATATCCAGCTTACTACTATGCGGCAGACAGCGAAATACAGAATTTGAATTTTCGTACAGCAAAACCAGCAAGGGTGCAAACACAATTTGGCTACTACAAAAACGGCAGAATTACATCAGTACGATTCAATGAATCTTAAAATTTTGAATCAGAAAGAATTTGAATCTGAAATCAAAAAGATTCAATTCAACAGGCACCCAATTACAATGATTGATGCTATTCTTGAATATTGTACTATCAAAAATATTGAGATTGAAACGGCTGCATCTTTAGTTACACCTCGCATGAAGTCTTCAATTGAAGGCGAAGCGATGAAGTTAAATATGATTGCACCAAAAGCTAGATTGCCTCTTGAGGTCGAAGACTAATGAAAATGGATGCTATAGACGCATACAAAGTTTACTTAGGAGTTAAAAATCACTTCACGCGAGATAGCTACGATTGGTTCAAGTATAACAAGAAAGTCAATGTCACATACGATTCTTTTTTGAAACGTAAAGACAAAATCTTTTTTGCTAAACTTGGCAATCGTAAAGATGCTTACTTAGAAGAGTTTTTAGTTTCTAATTTTCTGCACGACACAAAAATGTGGGTAGGTGAACTTCTTTCTGAAGAATGCGAAGAGCGATACAAAGAGTGGAAACGTAAACAAGAATCGTTGACGTATGTATTTAAAAATGAGATGGATTTTATTTCTGGTTGGACAGCAACCGAACTGAATGATTTTTTTGATGCTAAAAGTGGAGATCATCCACTCATCATCAAGAAATATCTAAGAAGAGAAATCAGTCTAGAAACATTGGCAATATTGAATTCGCTATTGCATTTTGTCAAAAGGTATGATACACTGATACATGATCCAATCTACAAAGAGGTAAGCAAGTTATGCAAAAAGTACCAGCCCTTTTTAAATTACGATACGGCGCGGATGAAAAAGTCACTCAGAGAGTTGGTAGTGGCGTAGTGGCAGTAACGATGAGCAAACTCAATAAGGTTTGCCATTTATTGACACGAAAAGAGAATTGTGATAGACTATATAATATAGTAGATTATGATAAAAGTGGACAAGCAAAACATACATTTAATACTTAACATACGATAGGAAATACTAATATGGCATCAACATCATTTGCAGATTTGAAAAAGTCGCGCACCAAAGATTTGGAAAAACTCACAGACGCAGTTTCCAAACTCACAAACAAAGAAGAAGGTAAGAAGTCTTATGAAGACGCCCGATTCTGGAGACCCACAGTAGACAAAGCAGGCAACGGATTCGCAACGTTTCGGTTTCTTCCTGCACCCGTAGGCGAAGATGTGCCTTGGGTTCAATTGTTTCAACACTCGTTCCAGGGTCCTGGTGGATGGTACATTGAAAATTCGTTGACTACACTCAACAGAAAAGATCCTGTGTCTGAACACAATAGCATTCTCTGGAACTCTGGTTCTGATGCTAACAAAGATATTGCACGTAAGCAAAAGCGCAAGTTGCAGTACATCGCAAACATTTATGTTATCAAAGACCCTGCAAATTCTGACAATGACGGAACAGTCAAATTGTTTAAATTTGGCAAGAAGATTTTTGACAAGTTGAATGAAAAGATGAATCCTGAGTTTGAAGATGAGACTGCTGTCAATCCATTTGACCTCTGGGAAGGTGCGAACTTCAAGTTGAAGATTCGTAAAGTTGAAGGCTATCAGAATTATGACAAATCAGAGTTTGATTCATCAGCACCTTTGTCTGGTGACGAAGATGATCTAGAGCGTATTTGGAAACAAGAGTACAACTTGTCTGAATTCTTAAATGAAAAGAATTTCAAGCCTTATGATGAGTTGAAAGCACGTTTGAACAAAGTGCTTGGACTTGAAGATGGTTCTGCTGGAGACAATTACTACTCCACAAAACCTAATGCGCCAATTGCAGCTTTAGCTAAACCAGCGGTGCCAC